CCAAGCGGCAACTTTAAAAGCTCACAATGGATGTTCTGCGGAGATAGATACGGTAGAGTCATAAGCTCCCCGTCATAGGTCATATTTCCCTCTAAGAAGGTGATTCTCTGTGCTATATCCATTTCCATCCATTTAACCGGTACCTGCGTAACAGCAAACTTCTCTACCATAGATTGAATCGGATCCTGTTCCATAAATTCCTCATGCAGCCCTGCCAGAATCTTACTGCTTTCCTCGCTAAGAACCTGATATTGCAGTGCGTCGTAATCACCTAAACAGGCGTCAACCTTGAAGGCTATCTCTGCCCATATTTGGTCTATTTCCGAGCCTGTTAGGTCTTTCCAGATGTTCTTTTTATGCTTCTTCACACCTACCGGTAAAGGATAAAATCTTCGGTTTCCTGTTTCGTCCCGGAGGAACTCGTCCTTGTTACTGGTTCCAAAGAACACGCATTTTCGCTTGTGTTCTATGCTGCGCCGTCCGTATGCTTCTCTGTGATAGGAGCTCTTCATAGATAGGAACTGCTTAATATCCTCAGATTCCTGTTTATTGAGCGTCGCAAGTTCTCCCATCTCCACAATCCACTTTCCGGCAATCGCTTCCTCGGCTTCCTTTCCTACAGTTCTTGCCTTGAAGTCTGCAAACCAATCCTTTCCCAGCCTTTCTAGTATGGTGCTCTTTCCGATACCCTGTTCCCCGGTAAGGATAAGCATGTTGTCGTACTTAGCACCAAACTTATAGGCCCTTATGGCGCAAGCCAGTAGAGTCTTTAAGGTTACTTCCCTTGTATAGCAATTATCCTCTGCACCTAAGTAGTCGATAAAAAGCGTCTCTGCCCGCTCTACGCCGTCCCAGGATAAGGAATTAAGATAATCTGCTACGGAGTTTATCCGGTTATTCCGAAGAACATTGGTTAAGGCCGTGTAGCATTTATCCTTGTGATAAACTGCATAGGCTGTCTCTATGTATCCGATCAGTCCGCAATCGTCTTCATCCGTCCATTCGTGATACCCGGTCTTATCCCATGGCACCGCACCCCCGCAGTAGTTCCGTCCGGTAAATGCATCAGAGTATATCTTTCCTTTGATATTGAAGTCGTTCTGCATGATGGCCTCAAGGTTATTGATGGTGGGAAGCACTCTCCCATCTTCGTTCCGCTTAAGGTCTGCCATCCAAGACAAATCATCTTTCGTTAGCTCTTCAGGCTCGCCCTCTTCCGTAGATACCATTTCAAAGGCCTTCATGCGCTCAAGGTCTAAAGTGCTTCTTGCTGTAGGGTCATTATTGACAAAGGAGCACATCGCCTTGAATGACGGTTTATTTTCTTCCTTAGTGTTGGCGCTTGCCTTCTCATCAAGGTCTCCGAACTTATGGAGTCGTACAAGGTCAAAGGCATTTACCAGTATTCCACTGATAGGATCCGTAGCATGATGGGAGTACATGAAGGTGTCCTTGTCGTATAAAACTGCACCGCCTGTCGTACTACCGTCTGCGTAAGTCCATCTATCTGGCCTATCCGTTGGAAGATAAATACCGGATAAGAAGTTTTCTATGGCTGATGGAATATCGTAGGCATTACAGAAGGCTCCGATAAGGCCTGACTTCTCAAGGGGATTTCCCTGCTTCGTGATTTCCCTTCTGATAAGTAAGGTCTCACTTTGGCACTTTGGCCACTCTGCGATATTCTTCCAGTCATGGTATAGACCCAGTATCTTCTCCGCATTTACCTCTTCACCGTCAAAGACCTTGTAAACATAGTCGGCGCCCTTACAGATAGAAGGGAAGTACATAAGACGGGAAGCCTCGAAGGTGGTAGGATCGCAGAGGTCAATTCCTAATCTGCTGCCTAACATTCTTGCTACCGGCTCGTATTCCTCTTTTGAGCATTCCTTTTCTAAGGGGAAGACGATTCTAAGCCTAGGCTTATGGCTTTGATGCTTTCTGGTGCTGTACACTAAAGCCTTGTAACCGATTAAATCCAAAGTCTGGAACACATCCGCGGTATCGGAGTCGGTCATGTTATCAAGGTCTAAAGTGATAAGGCTCCGGCTTAATACATTTTGCGCTTTCCGGATGCCATCCTTTAAAGTACCACCTACGAAACCTCCCACGTCCTTAAGGGCGTCCTGCCTGTCCTTAGGAAGAGCAAGATACTCTTCCATGGTTTCCTTGCCTACCTTAGGAGTTTTAAAGAGCTCGAGGAACTTCTCCCAAGTGACGGCCTTTTCTTTCCAATCTTTACTTTTTCGGCTTTTGGCCGTACTAATCCTTTTGATAGAAGTATCCATCGAATCCAGCTCCTTTAAGTATCAATCCCTTTGCCCAAGGTATAGGAAGGGCGAAAATATCGCATAATTCCTCCACAGTGAGGCTTTCGTCTGCTTCCACGATTATTTCATCGTGTACATGGAAGACTGGCTGTAAACTCTGTTCTGCTATCCTATCCAGTGTTACGCAGAGACAGTCCCTGGCAATGGCCTGCACGATGTTCTCCACAAGCTTCCCGCCGAAGGTCTGTTCTTCCCCCCATTTCTTCGTAGTTTGGTTCTGGGAAAAGAAAGTTAGCACATCACCAAACCGCCCTGCTCCGGCAAAGGGCTTACAGTAGAAAAGCTTTCGCTTGCTCGGTAGTTCGATTGTGAGGAAACGAAGGCCGTTGTTTAAGTCCTCTTCCAGCCTAAAGATTAAGCCGTTGTAGGTTCTTGCCCTTCCGTCCTTCGTAGTGGCCAGAGCGCATTCTCCGACCTTGTACCATAGGCGCACAATGTTCTTATTGGCATTCCTCCATCTGGTAACGATTTCCGGAAGCTCTTCTTCCGATAGGCCCATACTTAGAGCTCCCATGGAAATAAGAGCGTTCGTTCCTCCTTGATAGCCTAAGGCAAGAGTCGCAACCTTACCTTTCTGCCGTAGGGCATATTCCGGATTCCCTTTTACAATCTTTTCAATAGGAACATGGAACATCTGACTAGCTGTCGCCTCATATATCTTTCCGTGTGTGGCAAATACCTGATTTACCCATTCTTCCCGTGCAAGCCAGGCGATAACTCTCGCCTCAATAGCGGAGAAGTCTGCAACGACATACTTTTTACCGTTCTTCGGTACGAAGGCAGTACGGATAAGCTGTGAAAGCGTGTCTGCTATACTTGGATAGATAAGATCCAGCGTTTCATAATCCCTTGCCTTCACAATTTCCCGGACATCCTCTAATGGCTCTAAGTAGTTCCTTGGCAAATTCTGCATTTGCACAAGGCGACCGCTGAAACGTCCTGTCCTCGCCCCATAGAACTGGGAAATACCTCGAACTCTTTCGTCCTTACATACACAAGCTAGAATCGCATCGTACTTCTTAACCGATGTCTTCCCTAACTGCTGCCGTATCTCTAAAGCCCTACGGACATAAGGAGGGAGGCCTCCGGATAAAGCGTCCTGCACATCCTTCTTCTGTACGCTCTTAAGCTCTACGCCCTGTGCATTTACCCATTCCAGAAGTTGCGTCGGACTGTTCGGATTCTCTAAGCCGGTTAAGGCTATAGCTTCATTTGTAAGCCTTTCCACACTTTCTTCCTGAATGGCCAAAGCTCCAGTAACAAACTCTAGGTCTACTCCTACGCCCGTGTAGTTCATAAGGACGTCCCTTTGCCATCTCTCCCACTCAAGCTCCGGAACAGGGAAGGAAGAAAGCTTTCTTTCTATCGCCCTCTCCGCTTCTACGTCCTTAAGGTTGTAGTCTTTAAAGAGATTCCATTTATCCGCGTCAGGCTTATAAGAACCGAGACAGAAGTATTTAATTAACTGCCTACCTATTGCAAGCTTCTTCTTGTCTTCCGGAAGTCCTACAGCTTCTCCGGTAGCTTCCAGTCCTGCCGGAAAACCTAAGTACATAGCATGAATCATAGTGCATTGCCACTGCCCTATAGGTGTTTCATAGCCCATTCTATTTAAGCAGAGCCACTCGAAGGTAGCATTGTATGCGTGCTTAATTACCTCTTTATCCTGTAAAGCCTGTAAAAGAAAAAGGGGTATTTCCTCCCCCTTTTCTAAGTCAATAACTTCCACAGGCTCATCATCAAAGGCATAGGCTAGGAGCATGATGCGGAACGCTTCTGACTCTGCATATTTAAAGGCTCCGCATTTTCTAATGTCCACATCAGACGATGTTTCAATGTCGATACTTAAGTGCTTCATAGCCCCTCCTTCTGATTAAAGAATATCGTCTACGCTGTCGTCCTCTGCGAACTCGAAGCCATCTCCGAATGCGCCTTCTGCCGTAATCTGAACGCCTCCTAATGGCTCTCCATCACGGACAAACTGAATGCCGTTAAGTCCGCAGGCAATTCCCTTGTTGCCGTTGGAGTTGTAAGCATAGAAGTTGATGTTTGCTCTTACATAGCAACCACTGTATACGGCAGTCTGGTCTAAGATACGCTGTAAGTTCTTGTCTACTACTAATGGCGGACGGTTCTCATTAGCCTTTGCCGTAATGATGTAGTGATCGTGGCACTCCTCGCCATAAGGCTCACCATCGGTAGGACGAACGCCATCACCGTCTACGAAAGAGATAGTAAGCTTCGGAGGAATCTTCCCTTGGAACTTATTATCCTTTCCTAGCTGCTTAGCTTCCTCAATGGCTTTTTCTACCTCACTAATGGTCTTCGTGTCGGACTTTGGAACCAGTAAAGTAGCCTGGTACTTAATGTTTCCGGATAAGTCTGCTGCCGGCTCAAAGATGTGTGCGTAAGATAATCTAACGATTCCTGTAGTAATTGCTGTTCCCATAATTAATTTTCTCCTTCTTCTGTAAACATGGACTTAACGTCCTGAATTGATGGTCTTATATCACTAGAAAGCGTGAGTGTAGGCTTTCCTTGCGATTTTGTTACATACTCCCCAACTAAGGAAGCAAACTTCTTTTTACCCAGTAGCTTCTCTATCTTTGCTAAGGATAAAGGCGTTGTCTCATAGAGGTCTTTCTCCTCTGTTCCGTCCTCTATGATTACTTCAAAGGCTTTCTTTTCATCGCTCCATACTCTGGATGACCTTCCTTCTACTGCCTTGTAGCCTTTGATTTCTTTTCCTGAAAGAAGCTGTTCTAAGGCGTAATCCTCTAAGTCTTTTATCCACTTTGGGAAGTCTGCGACCTTGGCCAGAATCTCGCCGATTTCGTCATTCGATAAAGTGTATGGATCCTTTTCCTGTAAAAACATCGTAGATAGGTTCTTGTCTGCCCTTGCCCTGCAGGTGTACTTAGCTTTGCAGAATAGACAGGTGTGCTCAGATGGCGCAAACTCCCCGCCGCCTTTAAAGGCGAGGGTAGCTATAGGCTTTAGTCTTTCCCCAAAGTCTAATAGGTCCTGAATACTGCACTCCCAAGTCTTAGGCTCTGCGGACAGCCTCGGCTGCACAATCGTAAGCTTTACATTTTCAAAGTCGTAGAATGAACTATATAGGTCGTAGGCACCTAATGCGTAGATCATTAGCTGGCTATTCTCTACCGGAGATACATCTACACCTCGTCCATACTTAAAATCTATGATGTGGAGGGTTTTCTCACTAACAATTACACAGTCCACAGTACCGAAGCCTTCCGGAATATAGGCAGTTAAGTCAAGTTCTACCTCGATGATAGGGAGCCCCTTCTCTTCCTTTGCGGTCTCTACGCAAAACTCCGCATAGCTGTCTGTGCATACCCCCATTTCTTTGGTGTACATCGGGTCATTAAGGAGCTTCTCATAGTCGGACTCATTGACCTCTTCGCCCCTAAGAATTGCTACCTTTATCTCACAGAGCTCATGGGCAAGGGTTCCTTCTTTGGCTGCGTCCGATGTTCTGTTCTCACAGCACTCTTCCAGCCTTGCGGAGGGCGTGCAGGCCATCCATCTATGCGATCCACTGGCCGATAGTAGGGCGTGCGCCCTGTTCTCATGTTCCGGCATTAGATTTCTACCCCCACTTTACGGATCCCCTTTACAAACTCAGGGAGCTTGTCATTTGGTAGCAGGGAAAGCCTTTCCACTCCTAAGGACTGCAATATAGGCTTTAGCTTCTTCGCTCCGTCCTTATCCTTCAAGGTGTAGTCCTTCACGGCCTTGATTACCTGCTCAAGACTTAATCCGAATTCTTCCTTCTTAGCTTCAACGGCCTCTTCATTCTTAGGCTCTTCCTTAACTTCCTTCTTAGCTTCAGTCTTTACTTCCTTAACTGCCTCTTCCTTAACCTTCTCCGGAACGCTTCCTTTAATGCGCTCCGCTACCTTCTTAGCGATAATCTCCGCTAAGGTGTTAAATTCGTCATTACCAAGTGTTAATGTCATATTTCTTCCTTTCCTATTGCTATAAATAAACCTACTGTTACTAAAAACTGTAAAAATCCACTCGCCAAACTGGCTAACCTGTACTGCTCTCCTACGGGGCCAATGCAAACGGATTTACCGATGCAGTAGCCTGTAATGAATAAAAGCAGTATCGAAAATCCCAGTATTCCTAATTCAAGTCGTCTCATGATGTTAGCCCTCCTGGCTAAGTGATTAGCACCCTTCATATACTGCTATAGTGAGCCGGATGGAGTGTACTGCAGCGTAATCCTTTACTACTGCCATCAGCTCCGGCTTTCCAAGGCTATCAAGTTCAGCCCTAATCTTTCCTTCAAGCTCTTTTTCTTCTTCCAGAGCTTCTTCGTAGGTATAAACTAGCTTGTCTTTCATTCTCTCGCCGTCTCCTTTCTCTCCTTTTCAAGTGCTCCAGGATATGCATAAGCACTACCCCGACTACAACACTCGCCAGCATACAGGTCGTAAATACGCTCGCCTCTATCGTCTCTGTGTCGAGTGCGGAGACTACCGCCATAAGGAACACCAAGTTAATAACTGACAGCACTTTTACAATTACAATTTTCATTGATAGCTCCTTACCATGCTGACGATGTCCTCGTCTGTCGCCTTAAAGTACTTACAAAGCTGGGCGAAGTCCGGAAGACTCCATTCTCCGTCAGACTTTCTTATACTGACTGTCTTCTCCGATACTCCCAGATACCTAGCTACAGCGCTCTGTTTCACTCCCTGCTTAGCCTTACCTATTTCTAAGAATGTTTTGACTACTTCGCCCTTAGGGCGGTTGATTCTATGTCTTGGCATGATATGCCTCCTTTACTTAGAAACATTGATTCCAAGGATCATTGCTATAAGCTCACCTTTATAGGCTACATACAGCGACTTGCCTTTTTCCGACATTCGATACTCGAAGGTGTCGTCTGTGAAGTATTTGAAAAGGTTTTTGTCGAAGTAAAAGTCTTCATCGCCTTTCCTGAATACTTTTGCTACCTTCTTATCTGCAAGACCTGTAAGGGTTACTTCTGATCTTGTATCTTCACAAGGCACCCCTTTATCCCAATCAGGCACTAAATTCTTAAGAGCGTCTGATTCCGTAATAAAGCCATCTGCCAACGGGAATCTTCCGGGAACAACGTATAAGGCTTTGTAATCGGAGATTAAAGTCATGACACCGTATTTAGCCATATACCAGCTGTCTGTAAATTCCGACTTAAGAATCTCTGTGTAAAGCTTCTGCGGGTTAAACCCTCCTATGTTTTTTGGTACTCTGTAATCACGCATTTTTGCTTTCCTCCTTCTTTATCTTTCTACTTAGGTTGAATCTTTTCGCATCGAAGTCAGCAAAGAAGTAGTCCATAGTTTCTTCTAAGCTAAACCCCACGTACTTTGATAGTGCTAAAATCTGCCTAATGGTTAGCCTGTCTTTTTTAAATCTGTGCCGGTACTCTTCGACGGAGATATGCAGGAGCTCGGCAAGCTCGTCTACATTTATTTGAAAACCTTTAACCTTCATTAGTCATCTCCTTAATCTTCATCGGGAATACAGCAGTCCTCCCAGCGTAAATCCTCTTCTTCAAGGTCTTCATCTCTCCATTTCTCTTCAAGAGCGTTACAGTAAAGCGCCTCTACTTCTCCGGAGATTAAAGTCTTTACCGGAACGCCTTGTTCCTTTGCCTCATTTGAAAAGTGTGTAAAGGCTGCCTGACTAATGTCTATGTAAATTCTCATTTTTTCTTTGCCCTCCATATCTCCTGCAATGCGGATGTTAGCGATTCGACTTCCCATCGCACTACATCCTCTACGAACCATTTAGCGGCGTAGAGACTATCAACTACCCAATCTATGAAGTTTGAAATCATAAGATTTGCCTCCTATGGCCGTCCGTGCTATAATTTGCACGATCTAAATACTTACATTTGGTCTCGGGGTTACTGATCTTGCTCATCGGTAACTCCATTTTCTTTTTTCATGCAGTTTCTTCTTGGAATCTCTCTACTAAGGGTAAATAACCTAAATCTTTCAGCACTCCATATAAGAAGATTCTTCCTTTTTGTGTCCAGTAGGTATGAACTCGACTACCTTGCGTCCCATCTGGGCGGTTATAGTTCTGTGTTTTGGTGCTGGTGTAGCCCTTATCCTGATACTTGGAGTAGAGGAACCACACTCCGGACTGATTAAACTGGATACCGTTCTCATGCAGGATTTTGTTGAGTCCTTTTGCGGCCATTCCGTAGTCCTTAGCTATCTCCGTTACAGATAAAAGGCTGGGGCATTGAAGGATTAAGTCATAGTAGGTAGCTTTTGGCTGTAACTCTGCAATCTGCTGTGCCTGTACTTTATTTTCAAGCTTCAAGGTGCTTAGTTCCCTCTCTGCGATCCTGAGTGCTCTCGCCATAATCTTTTCCGGGCTGTTGTAGTCCTTTTCTACCTGAATGAAGTATTGCCTAGCTTGCTTCCCCACCTCCGTCCGCTGTATCATGCAGATTTCTTTGGCCATGTCGATAGTGAGGAGATGATCTGTGCTGGGTCTTCCTCCGGTACTTTCGCTCAAAAATGAGCTAAAGTCCTTTCCCTCTGTGAATCCGTACTCAATCATTCTGGGAAACCAGTCTTTATACAGAGTCTTTACCCCTAAGAACTCGTGCAACTCTCTTCCCAGCACCGTAGGTTCTCCTACTTCGTTCGTTGTGATTTTGATTAACTCGTTCAATTCTTTTCCTCCATTCTTTTAAGCTCTCCATCTATGGCGCTCACCAAATTTTTTAGAATGAAATGCTCTGTCTTAAGCAGAGAGTAAAAGTTTGATTCATCCTGCACCTCAATTTCAAAATCTGCCATAACCGCCATAGCGCTTCGCCCTTCTCTTCCGTAGGATTTGATGAATTCCAAGTGCTGTCTTGCGATGTTATCTGCTCTCATATTTAGTAGTAATGCCTCCCTATCCATTTAGCTTTCCTCCTCCATTCTTTCAATTTCCGCTTTCATGGCGCTGGCCAGTGCCTCGATTACGGAATACTCTGTCCTAAGTGTTCCTAATACGTTTGGTTCGTCTTGCCTCCACTTCTCAAAGGTCGCCAAGAAAGTCATTGCACTCTGCCCTTTCTCTCCTCTGGATTTGATGAAATCAAGGTGAATCCTGACGATTTTTTCTACTGCTGCTTCCCCAAATTCCATTTCCTTTTCCTCCTTTTTAGTAGTCTTCCGACTGAATTTTTACTTTTTTGAATTCGCAAGATGATAGGAATCCAAGTTTTGAAAGTGCTGTAAGGATGCTATTTTCCGCTCCTTCCAAAGCACTAGATACTTTGCTGGTATATTCAGCATCGAACTCGACCAATATTGTTGCTTTAACTTTGTATCGTGCCATTTTGCTGTTCCTCCTTTCTTTCAGGTTCTGCCGCCAAGTAGTGCTCTGATGTATGCTATGACCAGTCTCTTTTGCCACGCATTTAGCTTTTCAAACATCACCTTCATTTTGGTTTCCTCCTTTCTTTTCAAATTTAATTTGATACAGAGGGCAAAAAAATAATGCTGTCTAAGGGAATCTTATACAATTCCGATAAGGTTCTGCCCTGAGAAATTGAAGGCTCTGCTTTTCCTTTTTCCCATGCCACTAAAGTATTAGGGCTAACATGTAGCATTTTAGCCACTTCTGACTGGGTAAGCTCAGCATTCACCCTAGCCGCTGCGAGGCTAATCCTCAACTTTTCCAATACTGAATCACTTCCTTTCTACCGCTTATTTTTTACATATTTTTGTTACAACGCAATCATAGTTCAAATTTAATTTGATGTCAATAGTTTTTTTCAAAAATATTTTGAATTTACTATTGTTACTAATCAAATAATATTGTAATATGACTTACATAAACATAAGAAGGGAGTTAATCAGTATGTCAGACGAACTGCAAAAGAAGATATTTTCAGAGAATCTTAATAGACTATTACAGGATAGAGAGAAAACACAGTCCGAAGTCGCTAAAGAGATTGATGTGTCTCCTCAAACTTTTAATACATGGACTCAGGGAATAGCTATCCCGCGCATGGGAAAAATTCAAAGGCTTGCAGATTACTTTCATATTGAGAAGTCCGCTCTACTTGATAAAGCACCTCAAGAGCAGACCTACTACACCAATCCGGAAACAGTTAAAGTGGCGCAGGAGATTTTTGACAACTCTGATTTACGGATCCTGTTCGACGCTGCCAAAGACTCCAGCCCGGAACAGCTTAAGCTGGCTGCAGAAATGCTTAGACAATTCAAGAAGACATCTGGGGAAGACAATGATTGATTTAGACGACTTATTTGTAAGGCTTGTACCTAATCTATCTGTAAACGAAATGATAGCGCCATGCGATTGTGGCTACTCCGTATATATCAAGGATGAATTGCCGGCGGATAAGAAGGTAGAGGCTTTATATCAC